GGATAATTTGATGCCAACAAACGTGTATTTTGACACAGGTACGAAACCAGAACAACATCTCTATGAAGATTTGATGATAGAGCAGTTGAAGATTTATGGTCAAGACGTATACTACATTCCAAGAACTCTTGTGAAAGAGGACAACCTCTTGGGTGAGGACGTATTGTCTAAATTTGGTGACGCATACTTAATCGAAATGTACTTTGAGAATGTAGAGGGATATGAAGGTGAAAAAGAAGTCATGTCCAAGTTTGGTTTACAGATGAATGAAGATGCAACATTTATTGTTGCAAAAAGAAGATTTGAACAGTTAGTATCTGGTGATGCAAATTTGATAGTTAAGACACGGCCGAATGAGGGTGACCTTGTTTACTTCCCTAAAGTAAATAAGATGTTTGAGATTTCATTCGTTGACCACGATGACCCATTCTATCAAATACATAATGTACCAGCATACAAACTCAAAGTCAAGACCTTTGAATACAGTTCAGAGGATATGGACACAGGTATTGCAGAAATTGATGCAGTCGAAACAGATAATTCATTGGATGCTGGTAATCACCAGTTGTCTATGGAAGACGGTACAGGTTCAATCCTGTCTGAAACAGGACACTATATAATACTAGAAACTTATAAAGTTGACACCATTGATGAAAATGCAATGAATGATTTTTTTGAAACGGCCGATGATACGGTTCTGGATTTCACAGAATCTAATCCATTCGGTGATATTGGAAGGTTAGGATAATATGTTAGGACAACAATTTTACCATGAAACAATGCGAAAGGTTGTCGTTGCGTTTGGAACTATGTTTAACAACATTCAGTTAGTTCGTATGAACAATGCTGGAGAAGTAACGCAAACGATGAAAGTTCCTCTTGCGTATGGCCCAAAGAACAAGTGGTTAGCAAGACTTAGAGAAGACCCCAATCTTACAAAGAAGGTTGCGGTTACTTTGCCACGCATTGGTTTTGAAATTCAAACCGTTTCCTATGATTCATCTCGTAAACTAAATTCTATTCAGAAGTTGAAGAAGGTAAACTCATCTGCACAAGGTAAGACGATGAGTCAACAGTTCATGCCAGTTCCATACAACATGGATTTTCAACTCAGTATTATGGCAAAGAATTCTGATGATGCATTGCAAATTGTAGAACAAATCCTTCCATTCTTCCAACCAGATTACACGGTGACTTTGAATGATAACGCTGCGATGGGTACAACTAGGGATGTTCCTATTGTTTTAACAAATGTTGGTTATGAAGATAATTATGAAGCAGACATGATTACAAGACGAGCAATCATCTATACTCTGGATTTTACTGCCAAGTTCTATCTCTATGGCCCTGTCACTGACCAGAAGGTTATTAAGACAGTACAGGTTGACCAGTATACGGATATGCCTGTTAATACACCTAAGAGAGAACAGAGATATTCTGTTGCACCTAGTCCTGCCTCTGCTGATGCAGATGACGATTTTGGTTTCAATGAGACAACCTCATTCTTTGAGGACGCAAAGAATTACGATGAAACGACAGGTACAGACACAGATGATGCATAAATACTATAAAGGAAAAAGATAATGCCAATTAGACAAGTAACATCAAGAAGCCTTAAAGATGGTGAAATCGTACAAGCAGATTTTGATTCGTCTGTTTCGTTTGGTGCTGGTTTCTTTCAAGGAGAGAACGGCACAACTGGTGACACTTCTTCTGGTAAGGGTGATATTTTTCGTGTAAACGAATCAACATTGAATACCAGTGTGACTATCGCATCTGGTGATAATGCATCATGTGCTGGGCCTTTGACGGTATCAACTTCTGGAACTGTAAACCTTACAGTCAACGGAAATCTTACGATTGTATAGGGGATAGAGAATGGCATCAACATTAACAGTAGACAACATTGAAGGTGCAACTAGTTCAAGTGCAATTAAAATTCCAGGCCATGTAGTGCAAGTTGTTCAAAACTACGATAACACAAATGAAGCATCTTATAATGCAACTGCATTTACTAATATTACATACTTGAATACTACAATAACACCTAAAGTGGCTGGTTCTAAGTTTTTAATTGAGTGTACAATTTCTGGTGCTCATAATGATGATGCTTATGTGGCGTTCAAATTATATAAAGGTAGTTCAGAAATTACTGGTGCAACGCATACTGCTGGTTCGCCTGGAACTGGTTGTATGTTTGGATTTACAACTGACCGTACTTCTAGTAATAACGTAGGACACCATTTACAAACCGTATCATCAAGATTTTTATACACACATGGTGGAGATACATCAACTTCACAAGAGTACAGAATTTATGTTTCACCTATGAGAACGACAACAAGAATATTTTACTATAATCGTGTTGGTATATATAATGATGCAAACCAGTTGTCTGGAGCATCTTCTATGACAATTTGGGAGATTGCACAATGAGTACTTTATTCGTAAATAATCTAAACACTGCAAGTGGTTCAACAATTACAGTTCCTACTGGTAAAAAAGTTATTGTAACTGATGAGGGTGGTCTAGTAATGCCTGGAACAGTTATACAAACTGCTAATAATCAAACTACAAGTCAAGGGGGCGCTGTCACAACCACTAGTACCTCATATGTTACCAGTGGTATAACTGTAGCATTAACAGCAAAACAAACTGGTAGTAAATTCAGAATTCAGTTTGTTGCACCAATGTCTCATCCACATAGTGATGCTATAAATGTTATGATACATGAGACTGCCGCAGGCCGAGGAGCAAGAGGAAGTACTTATTCTTTTGGTTATGGACTCCATTCTCAAAATACATATCAACCAATTATTATAGATTATCTAGAAACTTTAACAAATACTGCTGGTACAAACTATTCATATGACATATACTACAAAAGTAGTGGTGGTGGTGGAGTGCAACTAATACACAATACCTCTGGTTTCTATTTTAATATGTACGAAATCGCACAGTAAGGAATAGGATATGGCATCAACATTAAAAATTAATAATTTAGATACTGCAAGTGGTACAGATATCACTATTCCTACTGGAAAGAAACTTGTTGTAACTGATACTGGTGGTGTTAAACTGCCTGGCGGTATCGTTCAAGTTGTTCGTTCAATTGTAAATAATCCAAGTTCAACACAAACATCATCAACATCATATATTGCAGTTAACAGCGCACCAGAAGTTTCAATTACACCTAAATTTGCTGGTTCATTAATTATGATTTATTGTGGTGGCCCAATAGCACACTTCAATTTAACTTCAAATTATGGCCCAGTTTATAATATTGGTAGAACAATTGGTGGTGGTTCGGTTGCAATGGTTGATACTACAGGCCCTTTACATGGAGTTTATAAAAACAATCAATCTACTCAACATTGGGAAGACCATATTGTAAATTATCAGTTTTGTGATGCTCCATCTTATAGTTTAGGACAGGCACTAACATACAGAATGTATGGAAGAAAAACCAATAACGGTAATGACACTTGGTTAAACCATCATGGTGGAATTGGAGCTCAAGGCCCTGGCAGCGCTTCATTGTATACAATTTGCATGGAAATCGCACAATAGAAACAATTATAAATATAGAAAAGAATTAACTAGGAGAAAATAAAATGGCAACAGTTGGAGAAGCATTAACTGAACTTGGTATTACTGAGTGGGTATTGCGTGGCGAACCTTCAAAAGAGTCTGAATTCAAAGAAATGTTCAGAAAAGTTACTGGAGCAGATGTAAACGGTTCTGCAATCGAAACTGATGACACTTCAAAGTGGGGTGTAACTTGGAAACAAATATCAGATAAGATGACAGCAATTGATGCAGCTGCACCTATGGTAGAACTTCGTAAACAGCGAGATGCAAAACTTGTTGAAACCGATTGGACTGCACTTTCTGATGTAACTATGGCAGATAATATGAAAACCTATCGTCAAGCACTTCGTGACCTTCCAGCAGCATCTGGTGGTAAGGATGCGACATTAAAAGATGATGGTACGTTGGATAATGTAACTTGGCCGCAGAAACCAGCATAGGTTTATCATGCGTACCTCTGATGATG